AGAATATTCATCACCAGATCAACCACAAAATGGCAGATTGTCAATATTGGGTTCCGCTTCAGGTCAATTTGCAAATGTAGATTATCAACCTGAATTAAAAGAAAGAGATTTTTATATTTTTCCATATGACATGAGACACTGTGTATATCCTTTTAATGGTGAGGGATATAGAAGAACTCTTGCAGCAAACATGGATGTAGAATATGACCCTATCAAAAATAGAGGAGTTGGTTAATGTACGAAAATCAAATTATAAAAGAACCTAAGTGGAAAAGTTGGATCATACAAACAACAACACCACTATTTACACCAGATCAGTGTAGACAAATTATAGAGTGTGGAAGAAGACAACCACCACAAACAGCACAAGTTGGTATGAATAAACCTGAAGGTGGAATAGATACTAAAAAAAGAATCACGACAATATCATGGATACCATTTAAAGAAATGGGACATATGTATCAAGATTTAAATAGGTTTATTCAAAAAGCAAATTTAAATCATTTTGGTTTTGATGATATTAGAGTTACAGAACAAGCTCAATTTACAGAATATCCTGTAGGAGGTTTTTATGATTGGCATATGGATTGTGATGTAAACATGCAACATGAACCACCTGTTAGAAAGATATCAATGACTCTTTTATTAAATGATCCATCAGAGTTTGAAGGTGGTCATTTAGAACTTATGGCACCAGGTAGGTTTGCACAATTAAAACAAGGGCATGCAATAGTTTTTGCATCTTTTATAAATCATAGAGTACAACCGGTGACTAGAGGTATGAGACAATCTTTAGTTGTTTGGTTTGGAGGTAAACCACTTAAATGATTAAAGAGCAATTTTTTCCAACTACTATATATGGTAAAGACATAAAATTAGATAATCAATTATTCGCTAATGAAATAATTGAATGGTCTAAACGAGATCCGGGTGTTCAAAAAACAAATCGTAATGGTTGGCATTCTGAAACTAATATGCATAAAATACCTGTGTTTCAACCTTTGGTAAATGAATTGTTTGTAATGATGAAAGAGATATGGCAAGAAGAATGGCTAGATAGAGAACCTGTGTTAGGTAATATGTGGGCCAATATAAACCCACCAGGTGGATACAATGCTCCTCACATACATCCTAATAGTTTGTTTAGTGGAGTATATTATATAAAAGCACCAGAAAATTCTGGTGATCTAGTTTGTAATGATCCTAGACCAGGTGTGCAATTAAATATGCCTACTAGAAAAAAAGAACAACCGCCTAAACATTTATGGAGAGAAGTACGTTTAAAACCATTAGAAGGTAGAATTATAATGTTTCCTTTTTATCTTTGGCATTGTGTTGAACCTAATTTATCAAATGATATAAGAATATCAGTAAGTTTTAATTTTATACAAAATGGCTTTCAATAAATTTCAAGTAATTAAAGGGGCGGTATCATACGAATTGGCTAATTTCGTATTTAATTATTTTTTACTTAAACGTCAGGCTGTTGGTTGGATGTATCAAAACAATATTACATACGACAATGGTATGTTAGGCACTTGGACAGATCAACAGATACCTAACACATATTCACATTATGCAGATTTTGCTATGGAAACTTTACTTGTTAAAATGTTACCAGTTATGGCTAAAGAAACAGGACTTAATTTGGTACCCACATATTCGTACGCTAGAATATATAAAAAAGGTGATGAATTAAAAAGACACAAAGATAGACCCTCATGTGAGATATCTACTACATTAAACCTAGGCGGAGATCCCTGGCCCATATTTATCGACGGTACGGGGGCTGACAGCGTCATAGACGAGTATAAAAACATACATAAGCCCAACGCACCCAAAGGCACCAAAGTCTTGCTTGAAGTAGGAGATATGCTAGTATATAGTGGATGTGAATTAGAGCATTGGAGAGAACCGTTTGAAGGTAATGTTTGTGGTCAAGTATTCCTTCATTATAACCATGTAAATGGTCCTTTTGCTGAAGAGAATAGGTTCGACAAAAGGCCAATGTTAGGTGTTCCACCAATAAGGAACATGTAATATAATGAGGTTATATGCTACAAAAAATAGGTTTTCAGCCAGGTATAAATAAACAACTTTCGGCTACAGGAGCAGAAGGACAGTGGATAGACTGTGATAATGTTAGATTTAGATATGGTATTCCAGAAAAAATAGGTGGTTGGAAACAACTAGGAGATGATGCACTTACAGGTCTTCATCATTTTGTAAATAGTAAAGCTAGAAAATATGCAATTATTGGAACAAACAGAATTTTATATGCATACTCAGGTGGTGTGTTTTATGACATACACCCTATCAAAGCTACAACAACACTCACAAGTGCATTTACCACGACCAACGGATCACCGACTGTTACGATAACTTTCTCTAGCCCTCACAATATTGGAGAACAAGATATAATATTATTAGATAATTTTTCTACAATAACTAATTCTAATTTTGCAGCAGCAGATTTTAATGATAAAAAATTTATGGTAACCACTGTACCAACAAGCTCAACTATTACAATTACAATGCCATCAAATGAGTCTGGGTCTGGTGCAACAACATCGGGTGGTATTAGAGTACAACACTACTATCCTGTTGGACCAGCAGTGCAGGCAAAAGGTTTTGGTTGGTCTCTTGGATCTTGGGGTGGTGAAGTAGCAGGAGAACCTACAACAACATTAACAAATGGTATTACTGATTCTGTAACAACAGGGATTATATTAGGAGACGTATCACAGTTTCCTAGTTCAGGAACAAATTTTATAAAAATAGGCACTGAGGAAATATCTTATACAGGTATATCTGGTAATGAACTTACAGGTGTAACCAGAGAAGTACGAGGTACAACAAAAGCTGCACATAGTGGTGGAGCAACTGTAACAAGCACAACAAACTTTGTGGCATGGGGTGAGGCAGCATCTGGAGACTTAGTATTAGAACCAGGTATGTGGTCACTAGATAATTTTGGTGATAAAGCAATTTGTTTAATTCACGATAGTGCTGTATTTGAATGGGACTCTGCTGCAACAAATGCAGAAACAACTAGAGCTGCAATTATTACTGGTGCACCAACTGCATCAAGACACATGGTTG